TTCTTTTTGTTCGTCTTTAGTTAGACCTTCTATTTCAATTTTCTTGCTCATATTTCTTTTCTCTTATCCATATAACGGCTCCCCATTTTTCACAATCTATTGGTGGTAACGCTTCATGTAAACTATTATTTATCGTTTTACCATCTATCATATTCATCCATAGAACCATTCTACCAGCTTGTGGTTTAATTTTAAAACCTTGTCCTTGTCCACGTATCCAAGCTTTTCTTAAATATGTTTCCCCACCATTAGATACATCATTTAAATACAAAAAAGCTGTCCAAATTCTTTGTCCACCCATCTTCATTTGTTTTTCATAATACTCTTGATTTGGGATTAAAAAATCAAAATGTTCTTTATAGTATTGACCTGATTTATAATGTACAATTTGCATCTTTTCAAAATTTTTAATTGGAACTTGTGTAAAATCACGTACCAAATCATATACTTTATCTACTGATTTATTATTTCCATACTCTGTCCTACTTGCCCAATTTGTTCTATAATTTTGTATAACTGGTGCAAACGTTGTTGCTGGTTTCAATGTAGGTCTACCATAGTTTATTATTTCTCTACAAGTTCTTTTTGAAACTACATCATCAATAACCCAACCAAAAAGTTCAGCATGTTGAGTTCTCATTTCTTGTAAGTTTTTTAGTTGGTCTTTAGTTAGACCTTCTATTTCAATTTTTTTACTCATAATTTTAATTCATCATCTACTATATCTCTATCTTCTTTCCACCATTCTATACCATAAGTTTGTGAAGATGGTTTTCTTTCAAACGCTTGTTTATTCAAGTCATATTCTTTTTTGGACATGACTTTCCATAAACTATCAAACTTATCTTCATCTATTCTTTTAATACCTATGAAATAGGTTCGTGCACCACTAATACCTATTCCACTTTCAAGTTCAGCTGTAGATACTACATCAAAACTTTTATCCACCAAAACATATTTCATCTTGTGTCTCCTAATCTAATACAATGTGTACTTCTCCCTCGGTAAGACTATTACTATAATCTCTATATGCATAACTTATTGTCATAGTGTCTCCAATCATAGTCTGAACTGGTGCTATCATATTATTAACCTCTCCATCTGAATTACTATAACTACAACAATTTGTCGTTGGTACTTCAGAACCATTGAACCAAGTAACATAGGTTGTATCGTAACTTACATATTCTAAGTCATCCGTTAATCCGAACTCTACGACATAACCAAGTGTGTCACCTATGTACCAAAAGTGTGAACTATACCAATTAAATCTTATTAATTCTGCTGGTTCCTCATCGGTGTAAACACTACCACTTATTCTATGTAGTGTTTGCCAAGTTTCTCTACTCATTTCTAAATGGTAGTAACCATTTTCATCCAATGGTAACCTTACATCAATATCAAAAAACAATTCATCATAGTTTATTCCAACACGAGTATCAGAACAACCTATAATAAATAATAAACTACCTACTACTATGTTTTTTATTAAAACCTTTATTTCGTTTATCTTCACGTTTTGTTTTAGCCTCCTTCCAAGACTTTTTTGGTTTCTTTGTTTTCATGGATTTATTGTTCTCTTCGAATGCTTCTTCTTCCATGTACTCCCAATCATGCCAATTGTTATTCACCTTATTCTCCATCGTAAGTTACGAAATAAAATCATAAATGTCAAGTATTATTTTTCTGTATGTGTAGTTTTTCAATAACATCAAAAAATTTGGTAAGAGTTAGTTCTGAACCCATATCAGTTACAATCTTACTATCAGAGAGTAACTCTGGGTTATTGTGTATAATTTTGTGTAACGCTTCAAACCCGTGTGACGGATAAAATTTACCAAAACTTTCTTCCCCTAAAACGTTTGATTCGGATATCAAATCCTTATTAGTATCACCTTTCAATAATAAATAGTAAACCAAAACTCATTCCACGTAATATTTTTTTATAAATTCAATTAAATCTTTTTTCGGTTTCCATCCAAGTACATCTTTAGCTAAAGTATCAACACAAAGTGTTTCCAACATTTCCCCTGGTCTTCTATCAATATATTCTCTTGGATAGTCATCACCAAACGCATCAGCTACTTCATTGATAGAATAATTGTCTCCAGTACCAAGTTCAAACAATTGACCAGTAATATGACCAGTACTTTCACCATTTTCTCTACTAAAAGTTATTCCTTCTGCACATTTTACCAAACCATCCACAATATCATCTATGTGAGTAAAGTCTCGTCTTTGTTCACCTTCCCAAGTTATTGTTAATGGTTCACCATTCTTATATTGTCTTTCAAATATACCAACAACTGTACAATATTTACCTTCGGTTAATTGTTGTGGCCCATACACATTATAAAATCTACATATGGTTGTGGGTAAATCCCACACTTTATTATATAACTTCATCAACTCCTCACCTTGCCATTTTGTAAATGTATATGGATTACAATACTTATCGCCATGAGATGATGATGAACCAGCATAAATTACTGGTGTATTATCTTTTCTAGCCCATTCTAAAACCCTTTGTGTACCAACAGTATTTGTATCGAATGTTTCTGTCGGTTCATCGAATGATGGTTGTATCCTGGCTAGAGCGGCTAAATGAAACACAACATCTGGTTTTTCCATAAAAAAATCAAAGTCATCACACGTTCTTATATCAGTATCAAAATATTGACATCCATCAACGTGATTACGTTTAAACCCAGTACTATAGTTATCCACCGAAACAACTTCATGTCCATCATTCAATAATCTCTTTATTAGATTTGTTCCTACAAATCCCGCTCCTCCTGTTACTAATGTTCGCATATTATTAATTCCTTCTCATATGTTTTTAATGACTTAATTTCTAATTTAAATATTTCAAATTCCATCTCACCGACTTCACCACTATCTTTAAGTATCTTCGATAAATTCACTAATACTTGAAAATAGTTATTATTCAACAGACTACAATCAAACTTTACTACCACGTCATTTTTTGGCTTAAAATGGTCTGAATGTATTTTTTTACTCAAATTATAAGTAGTATTTGGTTGTTCTCTTTCTATATAATTGTTCACTCCAAATCCTTTATGTCCAACAAAATCCCCATAGATATCTGAACACCAAGGTTCTAATTGTGTCAATAATTCAGTAGAACAATTTTCAACTACAAAACCTATATCATATTTTGGTGTAACAATCGGTAACATATATTCATCGTGTTGTACCATTGTTCCCCACTTACGAATAAAGTTTCTCATATTCTTTTGATTAGTCATCTGCCATTCTGGTGAATCCTTACCAACATCACCACCAGCATGTTTATTATATCTACTACCACGACTTGTAAAGTGATATACAAAAGACAACCAAGATTGTATTAAGTCATAATCCTTCAATAAAAATCTATTGAATAAATCTGAATCTTCTCTTGATTGTGGAGCGAACAATTCATCGTGTCCACCTACTGCTAAATAATCTTCTTTGTACATACACCAAGGAGCGAATATACCTCGTGACCTATCATGACCACTATCTCTCGGCCCAAATCTAGCTGTTAGTTCTTTAACTTTGTCTTGGAACTTCTCATTATCAAAATCTTCTGGTTCTATACCACAATCCAAAATCCATTTCTCTGGCCCTTCTGGATGTAATGGTGGTTCTATTCTTGTAGCACAAACTACCTTACCTCTTTCCAACTCTTTAAGAATATTCACATCTAAGTCTACACCAGCTACCATATCAGCATGAAACGCGAATATGATGTCTGTTGATGCCATTTCAATCCCCTTGTCAAACATCCCAACGATACCAACTCTATCTGGTCCAGGATTTGTATAGACGTGAAGATTTTCATCATCCAATGTTTCTAACCACTCATATGTACCATCTACACTTGCATCATTTAGTACAAGTATGTGGTGGTCATTACCTAAATCTTTAATAGACTTGTAACATAACTTTAATAGGTCAAGATTATTTCTACTTGGTATAACGAATGTTATTTGTTTCATAACGACTCCAATATTTCCATTGTCTTTTTGACAAAAACTTCTTCCGAATAATGTTTCTCATATAGTCTTCTTGTATCACGAGAACATTTTTCATAAAATGCTACATCATTAACAAGTCTATTGGCTAATTCGCGAGCTTTATCTACGTGTCCATCTTTAACAGTAGTCTCTGGGTGCAATATAGCTTGTGTATTTAAACTTTCATAACCTATACAGGGTATTCCATGAAACGATAAATTCAGGTTAAATGTTCCTGCGGCCGCCGTTCCCAATTGAACTCCAGCGTAAAATTTACTTATTACGTGTATCCATTGATACCACTGCATCCATTCCAAATGATTAATGTGTAATCCCCTCTCTTCTGGTTTCATTCTACCAGTAGTTGGAGCATAAACTGGTAGTCCAAATTGGTCTGCTACAACATAAGAATCAAATCCCCTATAAATACTAACAAAGTTACCACCAATAATTACACCTTCTTTATTTCCACCACCACACGGTAGTACTGAATCATTAATCCTCTTACCAAGTTTACATCCCAAATTATCAGTAATCATTAAACTTGGTAGTAATTCACATCTCTTGTTAGTCATCCCACGATAGTAATTTAAATCATCATCATTGTGACATAATATTAAATCTGCTTCCATCAAATTATTATAATACCAAACTTGTTCGTCTATGAAGTCATCCTGCCAATACCAATAAGTACTTTCTTGCATCACACATACTTTTTTACAAACTTGTTTTATTGATTTAATAAGGTCAATTTTAATTAAATGTCTTTTATGTTTTGGTATTATAACAATACCAACATCATAACCGCCTGATGGTACGTTGTTTAAAGAAATAGAACCATGACTATCATCTCTACCAGCCCCTGGTTCAAGATACTTCAATGGATGATGATACGCGTTTAACGCACAAACCCAAGCTACATCCGTTCTCATATTTGGATGATTTCTTGGTACACCACCTTCGTAACCCGCTTCTGTAAAAAATCCTATTTTCATTTCTGACTATCTCCTTTTGTAACTCTATACGAATCTGAATCTTCGTGATGAGTTGATACTTCAAATATTCTACCATTAGATAACGCTTCTAATTGATGTGGTTGTCCTGGTCGTTGTCTTACTACATCACCCTCTACTAATTTTTCCTCGTTTATATCAGCAGTTTCTGTATCTATCCACCTATATAAAAACTCTCCATACTCTACATACCAAGTTTCATCTTTAATCATATGATAATGCATTGAGAACTTACAACCTTGATTAAAGATAAGAACCTTACCACAATACATTTCATTATTCTCTATGATAATTTCTTCTCCCCAACCTTTAGGAACACAACATCCATTTGTTACTTGTGGTTTACGCATCTATTAATTTTGAAGTTGAATATTCTTCAATCCTTTTAAAATATTTTATTTCTTTTGTGTGAACTCCACCAACTATTGATTTACCTTCCCAATCACCACCTACAATCATAATATCTGGTTTGTAGTCTTTTAACAATTCTATCAGTTCACTATGTGAATTAAACCCACATACCTCGTCAACAACTTCTATTGAGTTTACTAAAAACTTTCTATCTTCTAAAGTGTTTAATGGTCTACCAACACCTTTAGCTTTTCTGACCATTTCATCACTATCCAAACCAACTCTTAACCAATGTCCAATTGATTTAGCATAGTTAAATAATTCTATATGACCTCGGTGTAATAAATCAAAACACCCATTAGTCCAAACCCTTACCATGGCAATTCCTTACCCCAATCAGCACTCATCCAACTTGTTATTATATATTTTTTATTGGATAGTGGTTTGTTAGCTCTATGAACCCAAGGCCACCCAGCAGGCCACACAATTGATGTTCCAGCTTTAGGTTTAATTTCAATATCTGAATATGGGAAACAAGTCTCACCACCTTCTTCGACATCATTCAAATAAAACATAGTGACAAACAATCTAGCACAACTACCCTTTGAATATGGTTGTTCGGTATGAAAGGCATTATAGTGTCCTTTATTCTTTTCATACGAATTTAATTTCCATAACGGCCAGAATACTTTACCATAACTCAATACACTATTTGGTTCAAACCTATCATGATAACCAAATTTTCCAAGTAAATCTAATACATTGTCCATCGCTACATCTTCGAAAGTTTCACACCAATCATCAAATTTTTCTATTTGTTGATTACTAATTCTCATTTCATTTGTATTTTTAACTTTATCAAAAAATTCTCTATCTTGTTCACCATCTGGTTTACTTAAACTAAATCCCCTATAATGTAAATCCTTTTTTTTCTCAAACTCTTCGATAATTTCATTACACATACGTGTTGGTAAAGAATTTTCATAAACTCCAATAGTATCTTTAAAATATTCTAACTTAACCATAAAGTCTTTCAACCTTAAATTGTTCTACATAACCAACACCAACTTTTGAACATAAATAATTTGTGTGAAAATCCTTGATACTTTTCTCTTGGAAATACAACTTATCTTTTTGAGACTCAAAGTTTTCTGTCAATACCCTAATTTTTTCATCTAATAACAACTCATCAACTTCTACATAAAAATTAGGAATCCACTCTTCTAATGTTGATGGTGTTCTATAAGTTATGAGTCCAGCGTTTACTCCTCTCAATAAAGCATAAGATATATTATTAACCATTCTATGTTCAAAGTGTGAGTCTCTCTTTGGTAACGATAATATAGCATCATAGTGTACGACATTAAAATTTGTCTCAATGTAGTTTACCCAATAGTCTTCTGGTTTATCTTTCAAATGACCACAATCTGCAAACTGACCTTTAACATTACTGAACTTATCCCAAATATTTTCACACTCTTTAAGTCTACTATTTCCAGAAGAACCATCGAAATCACCACCAGTTGATAAAACAACTACATCAAAAAATGTATCACCATGCTGTATCCACGAACCCAACATACCATATTCGGCATCATCTGGATGTGCAGATAAACATAGTACTCTATCACAATTTAAGAATTTATGTTTCATATCACCATCTCTTCGTAATACCTTAATATAGTGTATTCCTTTGGAGTATCTATTGAAATCTCTTTACCTAAGTACATATCTAATAGTAGACTTGGGAAGTTAACACCCGCATGTGTAGCGAATATTGTAGACCCGCCGAATCTCGGATTAATCTCTATAAACTTTGGATTACCAGTTTCATCTTCTTTCATCTGAAGACAGATAGGGCCTTTGAGATTTAAAAATTTACACATATCCTCACACTCGGCTATAATTTGTTTGTTCAACTCTATCACACCCTTGGTTGATATTCCAGCTTTCACTTCTAAACGTTTCCTTGGTATAACTGATAATGGATTACCATCCATATCACATAACGCATCTATAGTCCATTCAGTACCTGGTAGATTATCTTGAAATAGATATGGTTGGTCATCAGGAACATCCTTTTCATTCTTTACTAATTTAGCTCCAACACTACCCTTACCATGAACTGGTTTCATAAATACTATACGATTACTATTTGGATATGTATCATAAGTTTCTGGTAATGGAAAATTATCTTTACAAGTTTCATAGAACAATAACTTATCAACACACTTCTGAATGGATTTGTAATCCGACATCATTAATGTTACACCCATATCTTTAAACGTATCTTTATTTTCAGACCACCAAAGTAAATCGTGGCCACCAGTTGGGAAGACAACATCTATTTTTTCTTTCTTTAAAATATTAAACATTACCTCTACAAAGTTAATATCATATATCGTAGGTATTGTATAATTCCTATCTGCTAAATATAGTCCAGTTGATAATGGATTAGCATCACACGCTATAACTGTAACATCATCTCTATTTTTTAAAGACTTCAAAACACCAACTGCGGCTGCCCCACCAGCATCTGTTATTAATATATTAGTCATTATATTCTCACTATATCGTAAATTTCTGTTAATTCTTTTATTCTGATTGTTGGTTCTATATGTTGATTATATGGAGCATCCATTAAGATATAATTCTTATCGTCACCACGACCTTCTTTCCAAGCTTCCCAATTTGATGGTGAGTCATCTATCAACCAATCAACATCAACTTTCCATTTTTCTCTACCACGTTCAAATACAACTCGTTTAAAATTGTAACCTTGTAGTCCTAACCACTTTAAAGTGTAGTGAAACGCGTGTTTCTTTTGAGAAGTCACTGCCCAAAATTCAACCAAATCTTCGTGTTGATTAGCAAAATCCAATAATTCTGTTATCTGTAATTCTGAACCAGGTATCTTACTACCATTACCCATAATTTCATCAACATTGGTATCCCAATAGATAGATTGTAATTTCTCTTTACTACAATTAAAACATTTTTCAAGTCTCCAATCATCTATCACATCTTGACCAGGTATTAAATATTGTGGATAATCTCTCATAACCACATGCATTAAATCATTAGCGAAATCTCTTAAAACCCCATCTACATCAATACCAATTATTATTTTGTCTGACATATTACTCCTTCATAATCTGTAAATACTAAGTCCTTTTGACCATCTGTTTTTATAACATCACCTTTTTCGTGACCTATATAAGCTACAATATCCATATGACCCAACCACACCATTTCTTCAACGGCTTGATTAACCCCATTATTCTCTTTACCAAAATCATCAAATATTAAAAATTTATTTTTCTTTGGTAACTTTAATGCATTTTGTATGTCCATTTTTACAGCATCATAAACGTGACCCGCATCAATTAAACATACAGATACTCTTCTCCAATCCCAATGTGGCCATCCTTGTGGTCTATAAGAGTCCATCACAAGATATTGTATATTATCTATACCACCACAGAAATAATTCTCATCTATTGGATTTTTATTAATGGTAATAACATTATTAAATAAATGACTTAGAACATAAGTTGTATGACCCATGTGTGTACCAATCTCTAATGCGGTTTCATCACCATACTTTTCATCAGAAAAGAACTCAATCAAATCTGTCTTAAATTTATGTGAAGTAGTAGTTCTCCATTCTGCCTTATCTGGTATACCAGCTAACAATACTTCATTATCAAATTCTCTAATCATTAAAAACATCTCCCCAATTATAAGACTTTACTTGTTTATCCCAATTGTAACAATTATGTTCTGAGTATTGATTAGCTTTAACATACCAATCATTACTTCTTCTTTTTAAATTCATCGTTTGTCCAGATTCACCACTTACATACATTCTTTTCTTTGGATGGTTTCTATTATGTACAATCAAAATATTTTTTACTATAAATTGTGGAATGGTATTACCAAACATTTTTTGCATTGACAACATAAAAGAAGTGTCTTCGTGTACAAAGAAAACAGACCTTGGAATATTAGCTCCAGACCTAACCACTTCAGATGAAAATACAAGACCACAACCATTGAATTTAAATCTATCAAAAACTTGAACATCCAACTCTGTTACCTTGTCGTTAAATTTATTCATTTCATCTATGTTCATTGTATATTTTAGACTCCACCAATTATCATAATCATTCTCTATAAATGGTTTATCTGTAAACTCATTGTGTTCTATTACTTTCCAAGAATCATCCCACATTTTACAAATACCAAATGTAAGAACATACTTTGGTGTCTTTTCTTTAGCTTGATGATGTATACCATCCAACACCATAAAAGTTTGTCTTGGGATTAACGAATCAGTTTCACCCCACATTAGAACGTCAACTACATCACAATATTTATTGTTGAAATCCCTACGATAATCCGCTATAGTGTATATTTTTTCATATGTAAATTTAACATTAAAAAACATATTATCCAAGAGCTTTTTTAATTTATTTTCTATCTCTTTCAATTTTTTATCGTCTTCACATTTTTCTAAGTCTTGATTCATATTGACGTTAAAGTCAACAATAACATTCTCTGGGTTTTCTAATTGTCCTAAAGCATTATTTACACTTTCGACATACTCTTCTATAATGTCTACCTCATACCATTGAACTAAACAACCTATTGCATATGAATATTTTAAAATCATAATACTGATAACCCTGGGAATCTCGAATCAACTATATCATAAGACAATTCATCTTTAAGTGGATACATTCCATTCTTATTATACTCAACCATCCAATCTACTTTATCACGTTCTTGTGTACCACCCTCAAAAAAAATCGGACCAGTTTTAATAGATTTATTTTGTGTGAGTCTATCATATAACTTTTTTATAACATCACCATTATTTGAAATGTCTAT